GTCTTCGCTACTGGGTCAGCTCGGTGGCTACGGGCTCGGCAAGCGAATGGTCGCCAAAGGCAAAGCTTTCGAGCAATTGACACCTGAACAACAGCAAAAATTCGCCAATCTGGTCAATATCGGTGACTTCATGGCCGGTCCGCTGAATATCGCGGCGCCTCGTCCGGCAATGAACAAGATGTACGACGATCTGCGCCTTGAGCAAGAGCAGATCCAACAAGCTCAGATGGAGCAAGCGCTTCAGGAGCGTGAACAGGCTTTGATCCAAGCGCTGCTCGGCGGCGGTAGCGCACTCTTGAGGTGATTTATGGGCCGTTTCAAGGACGCATTCGAAAAGGCCTACCGATCTGAAATCGGATTAATGGGTCAGCCGTCATTCGAGGAGGCTCCGGTCACCTCGATGGCGAATCGGTCCAATATCCTTGCTCAGCTCAAGGCATTGAGGATGCCTCCTGAGCGTCAGGCTCGAATCGACGCTTATCTCGAAAAATTCCCGGCAAAGCAAGAGCTTGCCTACACAATTAAGGACGCAGAAGGAATTAGAGCGAAAACTGGTGCCATCCTGGGCACGATCGCCGCAGACATCGCCTCAGATGGCATGCGGAATATCTGGTGGTTCATCAATGCACCCCAGGCACTGACTCAGGTCGCTACTCAACAGGCGATTGCCAGTGGCGGTGGCAAGACTCGGAGTCCGCTGATTGAAAACCGTGCCACACGGATGGCTGCGACACTGCCTGCTGTGATCGGCATCAGCCTGGGCGTTGGACAGTTCGGGCGTGAACCCGGATTTAAAGCAAGCGTTCCCAGTGAGGAAGATCCGACGCAAACAGCAGATCCAGTGATGGAAACCCTCAATCGGTATTTCTTGGGTCGGTCCGGAGGACTGCTGCCATACGAGGAGTTCGTGCAGGAAAGGCCTGATGTCTCTCGTGAGGAGTACAACGCCTACAAGAACTACCTGTTCACGAACAAGAACTTCATCAAGGCAACCGACGAAGGCGTCTTGGGGCCTGAGGTCACGTTCATGGGCAAGTCAATCCCGTTGATCACGGCTGCATTGCCCGCAGCTGCCGGTGTCGTTGGTGCTGGCTATGGAGCTCGTCGTGCGGCAGCCAAGAATCGTGATCTGTTGGCTCAACGCGGCATGAGTCCTACAGATAGAAAGAATGTCGATAAAGAATCTCTGCAATCAATTCTTAAATACGGAGGCGGAGCAACTGCTGGTGCTGCTCTTGCCACGCAAGTTTTAGAATCGATAAGACGCCAGATGGGATCTGGAGAAGCTGAGTAATTATGTATAGTCCAGCTGCACAAGGATTCGGACGAGTTGCTGCAAATCTCGGCCTAAATACGCTTGGTAGTGCAACAGGCCGGAACTACGAAAGAAACCTGCAACTGGGCGGTACTGCTCTAAGGGGTAAGGCAGCAATTGAAGCTGCGAAGGCTCGCGGCAAGGCAATTGAATATGCCGGTCGACAAGCCGGGAGATCTGCAATGTTTGGCGGACTGATGAGTGGGCTTGGAAGTCTTGCGAGTGGTGCAATTGGTTCCGGCATGTTCAGCGGCGGTAGCACCCCGGAAGTGCTGACTAACCCAACTGTTCCTGGGTTTTCAAACCCAACAGTGCCGTATTCGGCGTATCAGGACCCTAATTTTTACACCGGCGGTTTTGGAGGTTTCGGAGGCTTCTGATGGCATTTTCACTTGACCCCAATAAGTTCCTTCTAGAAGCGAACGAGTTCGCTGTCCCTACACGAGGTAATAACCTGCGCCGTGGCCAGGCCTATTACAGCTCTACCCAGGCTCCTGGATCAATGGTGACGCCGTTGACTCCCATGATCGACATGGGCGGTACCAATACGCTTGGCACCGCAGCCGATAAAGAGAATGCATTGGGCATGCGCTTTGCTGGTGACGCCCTAAGCGCATATGCAAATAAAGAAGCTGCAGAGAAGCTTGCGGCGGCTGAGCGTGCAGCAGCCAGGGCGAAGTCTCGTGGCTCAATGTTTGGCAGCATTCTTGGTGCCGCTGGGACCATTGGCGCTGCAGCAATCTTTGCTTGTGATGAGCGCTTCAAAGTAGATATGGCGCCACTGCAAACCAGTGTGGTCAATGACGACCTGGCTCGGATGGCATTCGCTGTAAAAGAGATTCGTGGACATTCGTGATCGGGTCGCCCAGCTGCAGCCGATTCAGTTTCGGTACCACAAAGATATTGACCCAGAGCAAAAGCTCCGTGCGGGATTCTCTGCTCAACAGGTTGCTCAGGTTTTTCCGGATGCGGTAGTTGAAAAGGATGGATATCTATTTATCAAGGGAGATGTGCTCGGAGGGTATATAAAGGAAGCTGGCTTGAAATAGTTTTTACTTAGAATCGAAAAAACCGTCCAGTGACAGATGCCAGCGGGATTTAAGTATCAAATAGAGCCTCCAGCTAAGCTGCCAGGCGGGATGCCAGGTACTGGAGCTGGGTACCGAAATGTAAAACCACCTAGCAAACTCGAACAGCTTGCAACAGCTGCAGGCACTGCAGATGCCGTCGGGCGAGTAAAGGATCTTGCTAGCGCGGCAAAAACAAGAATGGCCGGGATAAAGCCGATTCAGTTTGTAAAAGCTAATCCTTTGAAGGCTGCCGGCGCTGGCGGACTCCTGGCAATTTTGGCAGCAGCAGCGGAACTTGCCGACGCGAAGGATCCCTTACAGAAAAACTTGCTCGAGGCAGGTGGAAACCTGACTGGCGGTTTAGGTCTGGGTGCCCTTGGAACGATTGGAGGCGGCCTTCTTCTTGGACCTCCGGGAGCGCTGATCGGAGGCACAATTGCTGGAATGGCTGGCTCCAGATTTGGCTCAGGTCTTGGAAGCTCTATCTACAACCAGCTGTTCAATAGCGAAGAGGCTCAATACGCTAAAGATCAACTTCGTGAGCGTGACGCAATGCAAATGCGTCTGGATGAAGCACAGATACGAGCTGCCCTGAGGGATCAAATCCTCGACAATGCGCTTGAGCGTCAGAAGGACTACGAGCTGAACCGACTGGCTAATCAGCAAGCTTTGAACCGCCAAGCAATGCAAGCGGCGACAATCGATGCGTTCTCTAGCCCTTACTGATTACTCATGGCATACGGCATCTCAATCCCTGGCCGTTCTGTAGCTTCTAATTACGCAGCCTCGTTCCGCCCGGTAACCGCTGTTCCTGGTTTTTCGCAGGTAAAAAGCGACCTGGTCGCTAACTACTTGATGCAAATCCCCATGCTCAAGCAGCAGATGGAGATGGAGCTGGCAAACGCCGCTTTACAAGAAGCTGGTTCAATCAAGCGAACAAAGATGAATGTGGAGGGGACGTTGGATCTCCAGAAGGAACGCAACAAGCAAGCATTGCTGAAGAACCTCTTGGCAGAAAGTGGTGGAGGTCAGGAGGTAAGTGCTCTTGATGAGCTGTATGGCGTTAACTACACGAATGCACTGCTCCAGGATTTAAGAGACCGCAGGATGAATACCACTGGTCTTGGGACCCTTGGTACTGCGACAGAGAGCATGGATAAGGTACTTGACGAACTTTCCAAAGGAAGATCAAACGCCAGTGGCTCGATCTCCACGGATCAGGGGCAACCTGCGACTTTGTTTAGTGGTGATGACTTGAAGAGTGGCGTGGATCAGTATGTGAACCAACAGCTCGATTCAGTAATTCAGCAGCAAACTGTAACGCCAGCAAAATAAGTACCATATAAATATATTTCCGTAGAAGCGTATGGATCTGATTGATAAGGCGGTAAAAGCCCTAGGTGGCAATGCTTCCCGGGAAGAAGCTTTGCAATATCTGTCAGAGCTGAGAGATAGAGGTCGCAAGCAGCTCCAAGAGCAGTTGATGGCGCCCACGCTCAATTTGAGCATGGATGATCGCGTGCAGCTAGCTGAGAATGAGCTGAAATACGGTGGCCTGACGCAACAACAAACCACAAAGACTTTGTTCGAGCGTGAGGATCTTTTAGATGCAAAGAAGGACCGCGCGATTGAGCTCATTCAAGGCGGACAGCAGATCCCTGCAGACGTGACACGTCAGCTATCGACCGACGATACCGACCGGCTTCGGATGATGCTCGATCAACGGGAATCAGCGGGAAAGCGTCGTAATACTCAAAACATGATTCGGAACATTTTGGTGGGCGGCGCAGCGCTGCTATTCAACTGAGGTAAGTCATGTCATTCGCAGGAAACAAAGGACGGATGCAGGCCAGAAACAAGGCTGCTCGCCGGAGGCTTAGGCGCCTCGAAAAGAAAGGGAAAGGTGATTCGGATAGAGCCAACAAGATCCGCGCTCGTATGGAGAGACGTAAAAAGAGAATGGAGGGAGGCCCCGTACGTACATCGGAAGGTCGCCCTGCATCGGGCGGTGGAAGAGAAGTTATGAGGCCCTCTAATGATCCAAGAATCCTTAACAAGCCCCTTACTGGAATTCCCAGGGATCTCATCATTGATCGGGGTAGGCCCGGTCCTGGAGGCTCTCCTTACGGTCTAACTACAGCCGGCACTGGCTCGACCATGGTTCAACAAGGCCTCGCATCTCTCACTGAGCTTGGCAACAAGTTCAGTGATAACGAGATGATCGGCGGCATGGTCGCTGGCACCTTTGCTGATATTGGTCGGACCCAGGCAAACACTGGACTTGCTATCCAGTACAACGACGCCATGTACGAAAGCATGGGTCGCTACCAGGGCAATCTCGAGAACTTGCGCACTGCTAATACTTCCAAGCTCATGGCACAAGAAGGTGCCATCACTGGTGGCCTGATGGACAAGCAGGGCAAGTTGCAGCAGGAAGGCCTCCGAGTTGCCGGCGATGAACAACGCAAAGGCATCCGCGAGACCGGCGAGCAGCAGCGTCTGGGAATCCAGGAAACAGGACGTCAAGATCGAATGGGTATTCGTGAACGAACTGGGGCGCAATTGAGACTGCGGGCTGATGCTCGTGGTGCAGTTCGACGTGGCGGTGCCCGATTCTTCGGTTAATGGTTGAAAGCAAAATTGAACAGGTCACGACCTTCCTGGCTGCTCTAGATAACGGGCACCGGGAAGGCTTCATGACCTACGCCGAGCTGACCTACTCGATCTACGAGATTTGGTTGTATGCCTCGGTGCTGGGCTATCAAGGCAGCTTTACGGCTCTTGCTGAGTGGGTTGGCAAGCACTACCCGAAGCTGAACAAGCGACAGCTGATGCTCGCTGAGATCGTGAAGCTCGAGGCTGACATCGACTTCTTGCGGCAACAGGTGCACGCTGACCTCGTGAAGCCTGACGCTGCTGCGACGAGGATCGCTCACTTGTCGAAGGAGCTTCGTGGTCATGTCGTGGAAGTCGATCGCATGACTAAGAACTTCGATCGTCGTGGCTTGATCCTGTCCGGCGCTGACAAGGTGATGCGTGAGCTGCGTGCAATCTTCAAAGGTAATGACGATGTGACCGAAGCATTGGACTTGGCTTATGAGAGCGTCTGGGCTGCATTAACTGACGAGAAATAGCCAAAAAATTTCTGATACTTAAAAACGCCAGAAGCTAAGGGGAGCCTGCTTTTCTCACTACAGTGGGAATATGTCAAACGCCTCGATTGCGCTCGCTCGTCGTAGAAGTGCGCAGCTTGCCGCTAAGTCAATTCAAAAACAACCTGAGGTAGAGGTAACTCCTCCTCACGTATTAAAAGCAAGAGACAACTTCGCCTACTTCTGCGAGCTGATGGGTAAAGCCCCGGCTCGACACATGAAGGATTGGCATAATGCCTTCCTGACTGGACAAAGCAATGAACACCTGCTGGACATCGCAGGACCCAATACATGTCTACTAAGTCCGCGGGGATCAGCTAAGTCAACAGTGATTGGCATGCTGGTCGCTTGGCTGATCGGTAGACATGCCCTAGCCAAAAAGCTCCTGAGAACGTTGTACGTTTCGTATAACGTCGACGTGGCACGGAACAAGAGTGCTGCGATCAAGAACCTGATAAGCAACAAGGAATATCAGGAAATTTTTCCGACAGTTCGTTTATCGAAGGCCCGCACGAGCGATGAGCTCTGGTCTATCGACTTCGACTTTGCGGAGATCGACGTCAGGGGTGAGGACGCCTTCACGGTTGCGTGCGCAGGTCTGAAAGGCACGATCACCTCCAAGCGGAGTTCGCTGATCATCGTTGATGACGCGATCAAGAGCGCTGCTGCCATTGCCAACCCGGACATCCGCCGGGAGATGGAGACGAACTGGAACAACGTCATCGTGCCCACCATGTTCCAGGGGGCTCGTGCCATTGCCCTTGGAACCCGATTCCATTTCGATGACCTGTTCACCACAACCTTTTGCGAGAAGAAGGGTTGGAAGGTCATCACGCAGCAGGCCCTGAGCTACAGCGATGAGGGAGTGCCTAAGAGTTACTGGCCTTCGATGTGGTCAGTCAAATACCTGCTGAAGTTGCAGAACGAGGACCGTGCGGCGTTCTCGTATCAGTACCTAAATCAGCCCGTGCGAACGACGGAGCTGGGGATCTCGCCTGATCTGTTCGTCAAGGGTGAGGTGCCTGACACCTACGACATGATCGGCGTCGGCATCGACTTGTCTGCTGGCATGAGCGAGCGGAACGACTGGACGGTATTCACGCTTGCGGGCCGTGTGGGCGACAAGGTCTACATCATTGACTACAGGCGCATGCGCTCGATGGGCAACATCGAGAAGGTCGAGGCCTTGTGCGAGCTGCTCCACGAATGGAACTTGCTCGCTGTGAATGACGAGGGCCAGTACTTCATGACGGATTCACCTGTTGTGATCTGGCCAGAAGTTGTGGCGTATCAGAAGAGCTTTGAGGGTGATTTGAAGCGAGTTCTGTTCAACGAGTGGCAGCTCTACAATCTAAGTATCAGTCCAGTTAAAGGATTTCGCGGAGACAAGCTCGCTCGACTCCGAGGAATTATCGGATTGTTCCAAGGCAAGAAGATCATCTTCAACAAGTACCGCGACTTCCGTTGCATGATTGATGAAGTGGTCAACTTCGGGCATTCACCTCACGATGATTGTGCCGATTCACTGAATATTGTTGTTCAGGGATTGATGCGCCGTGGGGGCGCACAAATTTCATGGGATTAACATAAAGGTATGAACCAGCCTAAATCCGAGCGCTTCCGCCGCATTCTCGAAGCTGCGCGAAAGCGTGACGGCGCGAGCGGGACTGACACGATGATCGTGAACAGTCACTTGGCTCAAATGCGGTTGTTCATGCTGCGCCAGGGACTTGAGTTTTATCCGGCGCAAGATACCTTTGGTTTCCGCAAACAGTTCATCTCCCAGTTAGTGGAGGAGAACGAAATTGATATGCGGATGGAAGGCATTATTGATGACTTCCTGATTGATGGAAAGGGTCTGTTCTACTTCCGGCCGGTCAAGGATACCTACCGGCTGATGTGGTTCAGCAAGGACAACTATCGGGCTTACTACGACGCCCAGGGCGAGCTCGAGGAAGTCGAGCTGATCTACTCGTTCAACGTGCGCTCAGGGCTTGGACCCCTGACCATGCCTGGCAACGACGAAGGCAGCAATCGCTATGTGAAGCTCTCGGTCAAGAGAGACGAGATCAAGGAGACGATCAATAACGAGAAGCCCAGCTTCGATTCGAACTCCAGCGTCCTGAATTACAGGCCTGGCCAGACCCGCAGCCTGACTAACTCACTGGGCTTCATCCCTGCTGTTGAGGCATACAGCACGATGCGCTCCACGGGTATGGATGCCACGGGCGACTTCGACTGGCTGGCAGAGCACATCGTTGTTCATGACGATCTGGTCAAGAACATCCGCACCAACATCCATTTCTTCGGAAACCCCACGTTGGTTTCAAGTCGTCCCAAGCACGACCTGATCGAGTCTGGAGATTCCGAGGGGATGCGCCCCACGATCAGCTCCCAGGCTGGTTTCTACTCTGCGAATCGGCCATCTACACGGGTCTCGCAGCCCATGGGAAGTGGGTCTGCAGCTGGTGGAAGACTGCCGAAGATCATTGCCAATATCGAGCCCACTGATCGGGCAATGTTCCTGACGCCGGATGCTGTCTCCGGTGACCAGAACCTGTACCAGCGTCAGTACCGCGAAGAACTGCGGACAGCACTGGGCGGCGTGGACGAACTGGGCATTAGCTCTGGTGCAACGGCCTATGAAATCAAGTCCCTGTATGGCCGTGCCGCGACAACTGCCTCACGTCGGTGCCGTGGCCTCCTGACTTATGGATTGTGCAAGCTGTTCTCGCTGATCATCTTCCACGAAGAGAAGATCTTTCGTGATTCGTTTAGCGCTGCGATCGGACTGGAGAAGCCGGCACCCCCAATTCGTGAAAACTTCGAGACCGAAGAAGATTTCGCTGCAGCTGTCGATGAGTTTGCTGCGATCGAACAGGACTACAAAGCAACACTTGATGCTTCGATTCGTGAAGCCGTGCAAGTCGAGCAATTGCCTCCAGGTGTTGTCGGATTAATTCCAGATGGCAACCGCAAGGTTGAATGGAGGTGGAAGGGTCCTGTGTTCGAAGACGGCACAGAAGATATACTGAACTCAAGCATTGTTGTTAGAAACCTCCAAGAGCTTGGAGTTAACTCCATCGAAGCTCTGAGGTATCTCTTCCCGGATAAAACCGATGAAGAGAGAAGCGCAATGTTAAGTGGCTATCCATTTCGAATGGC